TCAGTACAGTGAAGTGTCTTGTCTTGATAGTCTTTCCAAATGGTAATGCCATGATAACAATATTTTAAAGTTCAACTTTTATTTCCTTATACTCGAAATCTGTGCAAGCATCATCATCTTCCGAAACGTCTCTCCCGAAGCGTTCTTCTTTACACTCCCACACCCCGTTGTCAAAGAAGAAGCAGTCCTTGCAAGTGTAATCAGTCTTGTTTTCCATGTTCTAATAATTTTATCTCGTCTTGGATATAGAACACCGCCTTACGCAAGTCCTCGATGCGCTTCTCCGTCTTTGTTTTGTTGCCATCCGCCTTATCCTTGCGCAAGAGATACTTGATAGCATTCCCTGTATTAAAGTCAAGGCACCTGCAAATATCCAAAGGCTCAACACCACACAAATCCTTCAACCATGCGTAATGAGAAGGATGAGAAACTTGCTCCGTCTTTTCGTTTTCAGACCCTTCTTTAGCTGCTGTTAATATATCGTACTTTTTACCAAACTTCATTATGCTTTCTGTAGAAAAATAAGCAGTAAGCCTATAGTCGGTTTCAACGGATGAGCAGAACCACGTAATACCGTCCTTTCTATCTATACTGAATAGAATAGGGGTATTATCGTGAACACATATCGGGTCAAAATTGCATTTTAAACAATCATTTCTTGTGATATAAAATCGCAGCCCTACCTTAATATCATCTTTATTAATCATAAGCTAACTATTTTTATAATCTTTCAAATCAGATTCATTCATACGAGTACCATTTTTACAGACAAATTCAGCCAACATTTGACACATAAATGTCTCTGAGTTATTTTTATACTTAACATAAACAACATCTTCGTATCTGTCGCTTTTTAGAAAGCCTACAACCGTAAACACCGGACAGTAATCTGTGACAATCCAATCGTAGTAAACAAACTGCTCGTTCTGGTCGCAAAATACTTCTACCCGTGTTTCACATCTTTGCTTAACGATTGCAAAATCATTGTTTTCGGTAGGACAACAGTTTATAGCATTGACATATCTGAATGGGAGTAAAAAACGGTCTCCAACCTCAATACCATATTTGTTCATAAGCTATTCCTCCTTATCTTTTAGTTCAACGAAATCTCCAATGCCCAAACGAGCCTTGTTGATACAATCACATATCCAACCCATAAGGTATGCCTGGTGTTCATTGTAGGCACCCCTGAACCTCTCAAGGTCACAGGCGTCATTCATTGACGACAGAACATGAAATGCCTCATGACTGACATTTCTCATAGTCATGTCTTTTTTCTTTGGGAAGACTACAAGGTTCCCTATGTAGTTACCAGCCTTGCACATACATTCATCGTACACCATGCCTCCATAATTACCTTCTTTCATAGGGGTGGAGTTGTGAACAAGAGGCTTCTCCTCCAAGTCGGTAAAGCATTTGTCAATCTCGTCCTCACTTGTGTCGTACATTACCCACAACCTCCTTGGGTAAATCCCGCTGTTGTATTCGTAATATCCCTTCTTCTTCATATTCTCAACTATTTCTGTTTTGATACAATCTCGATAGCAGACAATAATGTCTTTTCGCTGATACCTTTTCCACTACCAACACCATCTTTCTCTATTCTTTCAAGAGATTTCTCAATAGAGCAAAAATCATCCTGAGAATTACTTATAAAGCAATTAAGTTCATCACTTACACTGCTGATACCATCGTTGGCTTTTTTAACAATAGCATCAAGACGATCGAAACGCTTGTCTATATAGTCCTTCAACCTTTCTTCGTGCTCTATAATAGTTGCAGAGCTTGAGATTTCCATGTTCCCCCAGTAATTATTTACGCATGCGTAATAATCACCTTTCTCATCGCTGTGTTTTTTGCCAGATACGACTCTTAATGCAACGAAAATTTCTCCATCCATTACCGCATACAGACCTTCTCCAAATGGATATAGTTCGGCTTTTTCTGCATCCTCCCTACGTTCGTTTTCTTTGTATGCGACCTTTCCTAAAACGCTAACTCTAATTTCCATATCTCAACTATTTATTATGTAATCTACCAATATGCCACTTTGAACAAACCTTGCATAAGTAAGGATGCCAGCCGAGTGCCTTCAATCTCGGATTCTGATTCAGAAACTCCCAAGCATCATCCTCAGTCTCATAGGCAACCTTCGCCTTCCATGAATGAACCTTCCTGGTCCAATGCTCCGGGTCCGGCTTGAACGGAGGTACTTTATTAGGATTGTGATGTCTTCTCATATCTTGCCCCAGATATATCCATTTTTATCCTCGTACTCCTCAAACTTTTTGCGTATCTGTTCAAACCAGAATACTTGAAAATCGTCATCGGAAGCCTTCCACATCTTCTTCAGCCATTCAAAATTAAGGCGTTCAATGGTTTTCCTAATTCTGTCTCCGTAGAGAATTTCGAGCATCATCTTGTCAAAACCACCTTCCAGTTCGAAGCTCACGTCAAGCGTTATGCTGTGATTCTTGTATCGGCAAGACGACATCTTGATACCAGACTCGAACGATTTGCACACAACATTACGAATATAGCCGCGGATTCTTTCACCATCCAAGACGGCATCTGGTATGCAATATATAATTTCTTTGTCCATAAGCTACAAACATTTAAATGAAACACTGTTCAACGTCCTGTTCACTGCAATCTCCCTCTCGTTACACATGGTTCTCATGCACTCCAGGGCATCCTCGCGGATAGCAATCATAATCTCCTGCATAGAAGCGGTCGCAGGGACCACATTCTTCTCGGTCTTGAGATCCGTGATACCGGAGATAATTCCCTTGATATATTCCTTGTCTATCATAGAAATCAATTTTAATGGTGGCCAGAAGCCGACCGTGGAAGGGACTCGAACCTCCTGTCTGCCCGGACTTATATCCGAAGATACGTCCCACCGCCTTGCACAAAGACCACCAGTGTTATTTTAATCATCAGGCTGAATGAATCCGTCTGAATGTTCCTCTTCACTCCTCATTTCAGAGATGAGTATCTGGTTCTTGAAGTCAGGCTCAGTAACACCGAACACCTTATAGACGATTCCCTGCTTAGCCTTCTTCTTCTCAAATCCCAGGGTTGCTCCCCACATGACCCTTCCAAATTTCTGTACGGTAGGAATGTCTTCATCAGAGAGGTCGTTATCCTTACAGAACCTCACGAAGTTATCGTAGAGCTTCTGCGCTCCGAGCCAAAGGAAAATCTCACCCTTAGCAGCAGCATAGGACCTCATTCCGTAAGCACGAACCCATGCCACGACAGGCTGGCTTCCGAGAAGCGACATAAGAAGCTGCCTCTTGCTTCCCTCTGCCGCAGGGAACATGTACTTCCTCTTCCTGAGTTCCTGCGCTCCCCTGTAAACCCAGTTGAACACGCCACTCAGTTCCTCCTTGATAATCTTCATCGCCAGGTCCGGATCCTGCCTCTCCTTCGGAATGGTAACATCGAAGCTCACGTACTGGAGTCTTCTCACGAAACCGAGTGAAGCATCATCGGAGAGAGGAAGGTCGTTGAGGTTGAAGATGAGGTAGGGAATGGAGTTGATGTCCGACACGTTCTTCTGTAATCCTCTCACGGGAACAGGTTCACCGCTCACAAGCCTCTTGAACATACCGGTATTCTTTCTTCCGAACTTCTTCGGGTCGGAATCAGACGACCAGTTGAAGATGGCATTCCTTATAGGATACCTTCCTCTCATTCCCTCGTCGCCGTCAGCAGTAAGCTCGGCATAATCCATCTTACTGATTTTCTCGGGACCGAACAGGTTACATGCGACATCGAACACGACACTCTTACCGTTTGCTCCGCTTCCTATGAGAAGGAGGCAAAGCTCTATCTTGGAATAGTGGGCATCGTTATTGTAGTTGTATGCAGCACCTCTCTGGGTAAGACCGAGGCCGAGGAACATCTGGAGTATAGTCCTTGACGTCTTGTCGGGAAGAACCTCGTGCAGGAAGTTCATCCATCTGTTGCACTTGGCATTCGGATTGAAATCATAAGGATGGTAGTATGTCACATGATACTCCGGAGAGAAAGGCATGACAACAGGTTTTGCGTTTCCGCCTATACCGAAATCGACGACACCGTTGTTGAATGCTACAATATCGAAGGTAGGTCTCAGAATGTTGAAACTCTGGATGACCTTCATGAAACAGTCGTTCCTTATATTCGCCTGGAATGCAACAGGAGCAATGTACAAATCCGAAAGCAACATCTGGTAAGCCTGTTCAAGAACAATGTTGGGAACAGGTTCGTATATCCTTCCGTTGAACATATAATAATGACCGTCCTTCTCGTAGTACTTTACAGGAGTGTCCCTTGCAAGACTCCTGATGGATCTGCTGAAATCTATCTTGAGACCATTATATTTCTCAGAATTAGTCCTTCCCCAGTCACATCTGAACCTGTCAAAGCCGTACTTGGGAGACCTTGATAATTCGATCAACTGACCATGCAAAGTATCTATCGCTAAACCATTTTCCATATATATGTATCTAAATGTTCATTTTTTAAAGCTTTCGGTTGCGGATAAACCCCGATAAACACTGGGATTTGCGCAATAAATGTATATCTCGAAACGCCCTAACAATACAGGACATCATCAAGATTGATATTACAAATATAGTAAAAATATCAGTATAAATATGCACAAACCTTTATATATAGGGTATTTTTATACATTATTAACGTGCTACTAAATTCAGGATATATATACACCTTTTTGATACCAAGACAATAATCTCAAAATCTAAACGTTATATTAAAAACAGACCGAAAAAAGGAGTTGAATAAATATTCATTCTTTGAGTGGAGTAAGTTTATTTTACAAAAGAAGAAAAAAATCGGAAGAAAAAATTTTTAGATGAGGTGACTACCGCGCTGATTTGTAGCTATATAGGGGGTGCGGGGGTCTATTTTGAAAAGATATGACAAATCATGTTAGTTTACACTATATAAACTACCAAAATTTTGCATATTTTTTCGTTTTGAAATATTTTGACAATTTTGGTTTATGCTTTTTCGTAACCGCTTGAATATCAACCACTTATGAGTGTATTTTATTTCTCTTTCTTGAATATTTATTCATTTCTTTCAATCCGTTTTCTTTACGCTATACTTGACGTAAGAATATATTACATATTTTCCAACTGGTCGCAAATAACACTTTGTAACGAGTGTTTAAATATACCTTTGCACACCTATAAATATACGCCAAATATACGGCTTTTCCGATTATTTTACTTACAATTCGTAACCTTGTAACTATCTGAAAATCAAGCATTTAAGAGTTTAGTGTACTATTTAAGTAATACACCTTAGTATACTGATTATCAACGAGTTACAGATTTTGTAATATATAATTACCGCAAAATGGTTAAATATTCATGATTTTACATTTTTTACTTTCAGTTTTGCACCCGCTTTTCCTTAACCCCTTATTTTGCAAAGTAGAGATAGCAATAAAAAAATACGTAAACGTTACATTTTAACGTTTTTATATATATATTTATATTCTGCACACTTATTTTAACATTAACACTTTTGTAACTACTTGATAATCAAGCACTTAGCAACTTACAATTGCATCAAAAAAGGGGTGTTGTTACTTACACTTTTTATTAGTACCTTTGCAATACAAAAAGGTTAAGGAACACACCTAATATTAAACGTGTTCCATATTAGACATATATAGTTATGGTTAAGAAATCTTTTATCCAGTCTATTGCAGACAAAAGCGCAAAGGTAAGCGCCTTATGTGAGTATTTAGGTACATTACGCACCGAATGTGTGCGAGAATATCAAAAAGAAGATTGTGCAGCTACATTCGACAAAATGCACGATATGTGGGTACGATTAGGCGTGTTATCGACAAAGTTAGAAAACGAGTTGCAAAACTACATTCTTTCAGATAGCACAACAATAAACCAAAATTACGAAAGCGCTCGTAATTTGGTTTTAGCCGTTGACAATAACGGCAAACACAAAGGGGCTTTTATCGCTTACTTTGACGCACACGTAACAGACAAAAACGATTTACCTTTGTTCTATTCTGTAAGCGAGTGCAGCGGATACGTAACAAAGTTGTATAACAACTATCTTGCAACACTTGAGGACGTACGCAAGACACGCACAAAGCGTGAACGTTTGGCAGATAGAAAAGCCCGTTTACTCGCTGAAATTGCAGCTATAGAAGAAGAGGAAAACGAGTAAAATGTAGATAGGTAGCGTGAAAACTACCTATCTATTACCACTACATTTTCCCCACTGGCTACCTACATATTAGATAGTCAGTGGGAAATTTACACCGTACAATTTCCGTGCGGTGCGGGTTGTTATGCCCTTATTTTTCCTATCACGTTTAAGCGTACATTTGTAGGGCGGTTGCTACATAAGGGAACAAAAACAGAGATTTTGGTATTATTCCAGAGAGAGAAAGATTTCTCCCTCAGGGGATTTATTGCCAGAATTTCAGAGAGCTATCCGGCAAACGAATCTGTAGTGATACAGAAAGGCGGGCGAGAAATCCCGTCGTGGGTAGCGAGAGAGCACAGAGCCACCACGATACCGAATGAGATGAGGCACGTGGAAAGAGTAAGAGCCGTAGCTGTGCAGTTATCGAGCGAGATGACGGACGGATAAATCATAATTCATATTCTATCCCGTTGGCTGCGGGTTAAGGGATACGAGATTATCCTAAAGCTACGTGTTGGATGGCACGTGTAGTGGTTCACGGTGGCGGTAATCTGTCACATCATACGCGCCCAGAGCTTTTAAGAATCGGCTGGCGTGTATAAAAGATTCTACCGAAAGAGGTTGTGGAATCCTCGGTTACTTCGGGTATGCGGTTTAAAAAATCCTCATGAGAGTACTATGTGAATATGAAATCGAAAGGGAGTTTATCTGCTTATCGCACGTTGAGAGAAAAGAAGACAATAAAATAACAGTGAGTGTTGGTATTGTAGGTAGATTTCCTGGCTAAATAAAATCGGGGCGGGGAGAAACTCCGCTCTACAATTATGAACCATTTAAAAATTAGAATTATGAAAAAGATATTCACGTATTATCAGACAAACAAGGTTAACATTCTTGGTGGTTACATGACATACGCCACATTATCAGAGGCTTTTGATGCTCTTAATCCTGAGCGTGGCGTGAACACTATCACCGCCGTTACTATGGTAAACGCGGAGTGGTGGAACGGCAAACGCACCGGTTATTTGTGTGAGGTTTTGTCTAAGGGTGTAATTTACAGAGCCTAAAATCTCCCTACGCTTGTAGGGAACTACAAACCATTTAAACATTTTATAATTATGAGTACGCTACATTTAGATTGCAGAAGTCAGGGAATGATGGAGAGTATCATTGCTGACAGACAGGAGAGATATTCTCACGTAGAGTTTATCTCATGGAACAACAACACGCTTGTGTTAGCTTATATTCCGTGATGCCAAAAATCCGTAACCAGTACGATAATTGTCGTGTGTGGCTACGGAACAATTACCAAAAAAATTATAGATTATGAAAGCAAGACAGATTATTTATTCAAGTACGATAATTGTGCTTGGATTTATTCAGAGTGTGCCGGCATTATTATGCTTGGCAAGTACGAATATTCTGATAATTGTGCTTGGAATATTCTATGGAATTGTGCTTGGAATATTCTGGAGCAGTACGAAAAAGGGAAAGTGGTTCTTCAGAGAGCTGTGGCGATCTACGCTCCGCTTGGAGAATTTCATCCTGCCTGGAGTGTGAGAGATTTGGAAAGTACGATAATTGTGCTTGGAGAAATTCAGCTAAATTCTGCTTGGAGAAATTCAGGCAGTACGATAATATAACCAGTTAAACAAAAGAATTATGTTCAAGACAATAACAAAAGAGTTAAGCAAAAATGAGGTCATTGACCTCTTGCGTGGAATGGATGCACAGGAAGTTGAGGACAATTTCTCTGTACGCCGTGTTCTGATTGATACACAGGCGTGCGAGGTATTTGGCGGAGATCCTGAGGATTCTTATCCTCTCATCCCTGGTACGTACATGGCATTTTACTATAAGAGTCTTGTCGGAGACCCGTATCCGTTTTTTGAGAAGGTATGCGCAAATCTTATAGAAGATGAGGAGAAATGCCAGACGTTAATGAACGAAGACGGCTGTATCCTTATTTTCATGCTCAACAAGTACGAGTAGCCAAAAATGTGCTCAGGCATTTTCCTGGGCATACTATGTAGAACCATTAAACAAATTGAATTATGCAAGACAGAAAATCACAGAAGAATTTTGAGCGTGCGCTTATGCATGAGATGGAGAAGATCAAGATTGCTGCACGCCAGTGGCACAACAACAATACTAATGGATACAGAGATTTCCGTAGCAAGGAGGCTATCTCCAAGAGTTTCTCTGAGATTGCGGTATTGTGCATGAGCTGAAATGTGCGTGGCGATTGTCACGCATACTATTCACCAAAAATTATAGATTATGATACAGGAAGAATACAAGAAGAATGAAGAGTACATTAACTCTACGATTTTGCCTAAGTTGCAGGAGATTCAAAGAAACTTGTTGAAAACTCCTTCAAAACTCAGTATTAACATTAGTGCTCGTAACGATGGAGATGTGGCGGCAGTTTCTTCTTTCGTTTGCGTCAGAAACGACAACGAAAACATTATAGACTCTTACCCTGCACTATTTCTACGCGTAGACAGCAAAGAGGAGATTGATGAGATATACAACGAGTTTGTCGAGTTCATCAAGAAGTACTCAGCCTGAATTTGAGGGAGTTTCATCTCCCTCTACTACAAACCAAAACATATTAGAATTATGGAAACAGTAAAAGTAATCGACAAGCACGGAATAGAGCGAGAGTGGGATATAGTCACAGAGAGATGTGTAGGGTGCTGCTTTCACGGATTGATGGATAGCAAGATTCATTGCTGCCCTCATAGTATTGCGTGCGGTGAAAAGTAGTCAAATCTGCGGGGCACGTCCTGTGTCCTGCATCTATTATTAACCAAATCAACTTTAGAATTATGACAGACGGAGACAGAAGGTTCCTTGCCAGACTCGTAGCGAGCCACAAGGCAGTTATCAGCGAGGAGTGCGCACGAAAGAAACTCGACAAGAGCGAGTATTTCAGGCGTGCAGCGAAGGCTGACAGAAAAGCTCAGAGCATAGAGTTTTCCCGTCGCCCTCGCAGGTTTTAGCCAAACATTCTGTGCAGCCTATCTGCACAGAAACCATGTTTAACCATTTAAATTAGTAGAATTATGGAACGATATTCATGTAAGCAGCTGAAATCGCTTGTAGCAAGCGGTGCGGCAAAGGATGTAACCTACGCAGACAAAAGAAGTGAGATTCCTGAGAGCTATACTCAGATCGGGTATGCAGCAGGAATCTACGGTTGTAACGGAATGTTATTGAAGGGCGAGAGCGGACAGTTATACGCCGTGACAGGCAGAACATCTGCCATCTACATTTTTTAGCCTAAAATCTCTCCATTCGCTTGGAGAGTACGATTATTAACTAAATATTAGAATTATGATAACGGATTACTACACAGCCGTACACTGGCTAAAAAGTGCGTTCATCCTCTGTAACGAGATTGTAGAGAATGACGAATCAGTGATTGAAAACATCGAGTATCCAGAGTGGGCAAATGACGATGAAGAAGAAAGGGACAGAATCGAGATATTTCAGTGGTTCCTCACTAACATGAGCGAAGAGGATAAGGAATGGATGCAGAAGAATTTCCCTGATCTTATCTTCTCTTACTCAGACAAGCTTGACTTGTGGATTCTTTGCGTAGATCATTTCGGAACGATGTGGAAGGGAGTCTCAACGACTACCAACTGCGAAAATGCGGCAAAGGCTAGCCAGCTGCCGTAGCCAAACCAATCCTCACTCTCACGGGTGGGGATTTCTATTAACCAAAAAGATTGAAATATGAAGAAAATTGAGATTACGAGAGCTGGTATGGGCGAGAAATGCCCATACCCGAGGTTCAGCAAATTACTGGCAAAAGGCTACATAATGTGCCATCGCTGCAAGTATTGTGCTGAAATTATCAGTGAGACAGAAATAATGTGTAACTATAATTAATCTATAATTATGAGTGAATTAGAGAAAATCCTGAATGACGATTTACTGAAGTGTGAAATCGTCGAGTCAGCAGAGAATGCGGCAAGACGCGTGGATCTCATCAAGTGGACTCACGACAATACATTCTCATTAGCTGAGGTGAACAAGGATACCGGCAAGCTAGATGTTACAGATGTTCCAGAGACAGATGAGCTTAAAGCGTACAAGTATTTCTACAGAAAATGTGCCGATATCGCCATAATTAGCTAAAACTCCCCACTAAATGTGGGGAACCATTATGAACCATTAAACAGATGAATTATGGAAAAGAATATTGTAGAAGTTGTTATGAACAACAAGGGTGAAGTTGTCGAAAAAGTAGCCGATTATATCGGTGTTGAAAGCTTCGCTAATACTATCGAGAATCTATATCGTGAGTGTCTGGAGGAATTCGATGACGCAGAAGATCTGGAAGAATACATTGCCGATGTATTCGAAAAGAATGTCCAGTCTCTTGCATGGGAGTTTACTCTTAAAGTAAACAGAGAGATGAAGAAATATCTCCATCTTAACGACCAGCGCATGAATGGCAATTTTGCCAATCTGTACATCGATTATCCAAGACACGTTACAGGTAAGTTCTGGGCGACTGGCTACGATGGCGATGATTACTTCGATCTGTATCCTCAGATGGTAGCAAGACTTGATGCCGCAGAGGACAGCGAGCAGGCAGACAAGGACAGGGAATATCTTGAAGAATGGTATTTCAAAGCGTTCGGTACGTACAACATCAAGTACAATTTCTCCAACGAGCTTGAAGAGATTCATTCAATGATGGAGGAAGATTACGTGGAAGCCTAACAATATCCCCTATCATGGGGATATTCAATGTTAAACCATTTAAATGAGATTAGATTATGAGTTACGAATTTGCAAAGAAGGAAATCGGTGATTACAGAATCACCATTTACCAGGATGAGGACGCCGAATGTCCTTGTTCTGCATGGGATTTGGCAGGCGTATATCTTTGGGAGTATTCCGGCGGATTGAGTTCTGCTTGTAACTGGGAGGAAGTTCTCGGTAGCAGCAGCCATAGCCTGGAAGAAGCTCTGAGAGTACTGGTATGCAAGTATGTTCCGCAAAAGAATATTATCGAGTATATCAATAGCACGTTTCATTGCGACCATCTTTGTTTGGAGTACGACAAGTCTTGCCACATGTGGAGTTTTGAAAGAAAAACAAGATTCAGCACCGGCAAGAACGAGTGGTACAACATCAGAGACTTCACTCCTAACGAATTGAAAAACGAGGACGTTAGGGACGAACTTACGGAAGAGCTTGAAAAGGATGATTTCATTAATCTCCTTGAAGACTGTAAGGATATTGCATTCTACGAGTGGTCCTCTTCTGGTTATTCTCAGGGAGATTACGTCAAAGGTATCGCATATTGTGACAAAGAGCGATTCAAGAAAATGGTAGATACAAATACCAAGAACTGGAAGAATCGTGCCATCGAGCTGTTTGAGGGCGAAGTCAAAGATATCGGTATGTGGATGTGGGGTGACGTAAAAGGGTATGTCCTTGAAAAGAAGCGTCACTATACTAAAATGTACGACGACGGAGACACTTTTGATTCCTACGAGTGGGAGGAAATTGACTCCTGTTGGGGAGAGTACTACGAAGATGCTGATGACCTCATCGAAGAGGTTATCAAAGAACACGGCTTACAGCCGAAAGATGCAGCCTAACAAGGGGAGCTTGCACGCTCCTCTTACATTAACCAAATTACAAAGAATTATGAAAGCAAGACTTTATCACGACACAAGGAAGAAATCTCGTGATTGCGTGGATGCGTGGAGTATATATTTTCCGTATCCAAAGCGTATGAGAGAGCAGAAACAGACGTATGGCACATTTCTCGGATGTACGCCTACAGAAGACGGAATGATACGTTGTACGTGGGATTTTGATGAGTTTGGAATGCGTTCTTATCTTGGAAAGAGAGTAGATGTATCGACTACGCCAGTTGCATTTCAGAAAATATTTTATCATCTTGAAAAGCTATGGAACGATGCAATCACTAAGAATACAGATGAAGCGTGGGAAGCGTGGAACAAAGCCTAAGATTGGTAGCCTAAAAAACGGAGGGAGCAATCCCTCTGACATTATTAACCAATAAATTATTAAGAATATGGCATTACAATGGAATTGGAAAGACAAGATGGGTAAACTTACCATCAGACAGAAAGGAAAGATGTACAACGTAAACATTTACTCCGGAAATGCTCTCGCCATCTTTATTTGCGAATACAAGCAGAATGATGAAGAGAGATACGTGATGTATAATTTCTTCGCCGACAAGAAACATTGTGACAACATCATCAAGAACCACAAACGACTATTCTTTGAAGATGAGGTTGTAAGCATTGAACTGAATCTCTATTACAAGAGCGCACAGAAATTACTCGACATCTTCGTCAAGAACGGATACAGAGTACTCTGCTATTATGGTAATAAATAACATTATTAACATAAAAAAACATTAACAATTATGGAGAAAAAAGAAATGTGGAAAGTACTTGGACGTGACGATTACGCACACAAGTCTCAAGAACTGAAAAAAAAGTGCGAGGAACTGGCAAAAGCTATATGCGATAAGCTCATTGAGCTTGACAGGACAGAAATCACCATTCCTCGCTGTGGTATTACCTTCAGAGTTGTTACCGTGCAAACAAGTTGTGTTAAACGCATTCTTCTTGCGCGAAAGAGTGGCACCATTTACTATTTGTTGCAAGAGTTTGGTATATGCGACATACGGGCTGATGACCTTAATGTGAAGGTTGGTCGCATAGTAGATGCACTTGGTTTTGTTACTCACTTGGACGAGATATTACAAGAAATATCGAAGATTGAGAACAAAGAAGTCGCAGACATCGAAGCTGCTCTCAAGAGACTCTAACATCGGTCATCCGTGAGCGAACAGGCGCACATCGGGTTCGAGACCCGACACGGAACAATATTAACCAAAATTACAAGAATTATGAAGAGATATTATGTATCAGTCACAGAGACTTTAAACAAGGTAGTCAGCGTTGACGCTGAGAGTGAGAAAGAGGCTGTGCAGAAGGTGCAGGATGCCTATGACGGCTGCGATATTATTCTCGACTCTGAAAATTTCGCAGGTGAACAGATTGAACTCGATGACGATCAGGAGTACTGGAAAGAAGTTGAAAAAGATGACTCCGCAGCACTCCAGCACATCGACTAATCCAAACGGGGAGAGCAATCTCCCTACCAATAACCAAAACATTATAGATATGAAGAATTTAGGAATACAGGACATCTGTATGATTAAGCATGGACTTGCTGCACTGATAGCCAACGAGAAGGTCACTCTCAAAATCGCCATCAAGAAAGACGACAAAGAGCAGATAGAGAGAAGTAACTCATATATTGATGAGGTAAATTCAGTTATCAGAAAACTAAACTCGTAGGAATCATGGGAAAAATCAAAGTAGGAACGAGGGTATACTGCGACATACATTCCCAATCAAAGGAACACGTTGTGACTCACGTTTCAGAGGAAAGAGGATTCGCAGGGATTGATAACGAATACTGGTGGCCTATAGACCAGTGCTTCCCTTGCGATGAAGTAACATTGCCTAAAAAGCGCAGCTAAGGACTGCGCACAAATAACCAAAACATTACGAATATGACAAGAGAAATGCAAAAAGAATTGGAAGAGAAATATTTCCGCGAGTGTGGAGATAGGGCAGTAGCTGAGGAGATGGCTCAGATGGATTACGATGCAGACCAGGCATCATCCGATTACTACCCTCACTATGACGAAGGCTCCGGAGAATATTTGTTTTAGCTAAAAGGTGGTCGTGTGCCACCACACAAACCAAAACATAAGAATTATGAATGAAGACAGAATCCTAAGCATGTTCTTTGAGAAAGCCAGATGGCAGTATGCTATCGAGAAAGGCTTATTCAAGGACATGAACAAAGCAGTAATGTATCAGATGACAACACCGGAGGCTCGTCTGGCTATGTATCAGAGAATCAAGAGCGGTAATTACAAGATAATGCCGCCTCATACAGCCAAGATTCCGAAAGACAACGGAGATTTCCGTACGGTCTATGTGAATGAACCTGTAGATAGAATCCTCTTGAGCATAGCAAACGACCTCCTGTTCGAGCTGATGCCAGAGATGGTGCATCCACGCTGCATGTCATATCAGAAAGGTATCGGATGCGGCCGTGTTGTACAAGATGTGTCTCGGATAATATACTCAGCAGAGGGAGAAGTCATCGGATGGAAAGGTGACTTCTCCAAATACTTTGATTCCGTGCCTATTCGATTCATAGATTGGGCATTTGACAAAGTAGAGGAGAAGTTTGGAAAATCTGCACTGATAGATGTCATTCGTGACTACTATCACACAGATATCTATTTCGATGAGGACAACAACCTCTGCGAGAAGTATCAGTCCCTCAAGCAAGGATGTTCTGTTGCGGCATGGCTGGCTGATGTCATTCTCTATCATCTTGACGACAAGCTGTCTAAGCTTAACGGATATTACGTCCGCTATTCCGACGATACGCTGTTTGTCGGCGAAGACTATGAGAAAGCCATGGATATTATGAAGAGCGAGCTGGAGATGATGCAGATGACGCTCAACCCGAAGAAAGTTGAGTATCTTGATGCTAATCATTGGTTCAAGTTTCTCGGATATTCCATTAAGGGTCACGACATCTCTCTGTCGTCCACACGTATCAAGACCTTTCAGAAGGAGATTGAGAAGAGGACGATAAAGAAACGTGATACCACGATGACGAAAGCAATAAACGCTGTCAACAGATATCTCTACAAGGGATACGAGGATTTCTCCTGGGCTACTCAGGTCCTACCTGTCATCAACGTAAAAGAGGACATCAATAAGCTCAACACCTTCGTCATGGACTGCATCCGTGCGGTCAAGACGAATAAGAGAAAGGTTGGTGGACTCGGCTACGTGAAGACTCAGGCTGTAGGTTGTATAGACCGAGGCCGTGGAAGAAACGTGAAAGCCAACAGGGGTAAGACAGAGAGCGAAATCAAGGGGTATCTATCGATAGGTTGTGCTCAGAATGCCTTACGAACGAGCAGGGCAGCGTACAACACATTGGTGAATACTCTGTAGATGTAGCTTCCAGCGCAGGAACTGTTGGAATGAAGATGTGGTTTAAACATCCGGTCTCGAAGATCGTAGGACCTATCTCAGAATCCGAGATGGTCCATACGATCCTCTCCACCAGGATATTATCAAGCTAATATAGCTATGCGCAGTATCTTCTGACCGACAGACTCTGTGTATCCGAGCACACGGACGTGGGAGAAGGACGGATTATTTATGTCACGCCTCTATGATTTCCTCAGTCTGGGCCACTTTCGCTCAAGTGATACTTGAGACCAAAGGGACCATACTGAAGATACACAAGGCGTGCCTAATCAAATGAGTACAGAAATGTGCCAGTCCGCATGACTTCCACCGGTGGCGCACACCACCAATCCCTGGCGGATGGCAATGTTTAATACCACAGGTTCTCTTAACCAGAGTAGTTGATCCTGGACGTCTTCGTATACTTACTTACGACGTCCTGGATCACCTATTCTGGCGAATCCTGTGCTGAAATCAGAATCATAAAGTATTGTGCCGAGCCATCGGTCAGGGAATTACCTTAGCACGAGGGTAGTCTTCAAAGGAGAGTGAATTTATGAGTGACTGTTTCCATGCCGCCGGCTAACCCGGTAACACCAACCAGGGTCATCCGGCGGCTTACAACAGCCCTCGAATCAAGCTGTTACAGCTACGTGCCACGCTCTCAGATGAAGACAACGTTATTGCCAAACGAGGTACACGAGGAGGCTGTAATTTACCAACCAGTTTGCAAATAACGCGGGTTAATCCTTAGGTTAAATATTAACCCGCGTAATCCATCTGGTTCGTATCAGTTGATTATAGGAAAGCAACAGACCTATGAGTGTACCTGCAAACAACCAAAAAGTGAATTGCATCACGACTTATCAAGAGTATGAGGTTTAATATCCCGTAAGTGGAATGATGCCGTCGATGTCTATCGGTATCGACGGCATCTTTCACTCACGGGACCTAATCGCAAGTATATATCCATGCAACATAATACATGAGATAGGTCATTCGTGTTGCAGCGATGTCTGGCAAGAGCTGGGTGTTTATGCTACATCCCTCAATTTGATATGACTAAGAGCTGGTACTAAAGTACCATAGAGCAGTCATCTCATTCTGAGTGATGTATCTAATCATAAACTTAAAGCAATGCAACGTATCAGCATGAGCCAGAATAGGTTATTGTGAACCGAATAGTACGCAAGAAGGAAAGATTTAGACAAACAGTCCGTATCTTCCTGAGTCTCCAGGAGAATCTCACTGGATACTCAGGATTCACTCGACTGTTTACATCGAGCGCATAAAGCAACACAACAAATCCTTTGAGCGTACTGCCATTAACCAACATTTTAGAATTATGAACAGCAAATTACTAAAGAAGCTTGAGGAAATCAAGAAAGAGTACGAAACGTCGGAAGTTTGCATGGATGAGATGCTTGATTCTGTAAGTGCAGACGGATTCTCTATCGAGGATGCTCACTGGTTGTATATGCGTGCAATGGAGTGGGCGAACGGAGATAAGTTCTATATCCACATCGGAGAAGACGAAGATGTACTGAGTAAGGATGAACTCGAAGAAGCCAATTTGATAGTGCTAGAATAAGCACTATCCCTATTAACCAATACAATAGAATTATGATATACGACAAAATTATCAATGCAGTTATTGATGGTGCAAAGTTCACCGTCAACTTTCAGAAGAGAACTTGTAGGGTGAATGGTAAGATTATCGTGAATGATATGCAGTATGATGGCTGTCTTGGCACATACCCTTCCACAGAGGAAGAAATAATGAGCAAGATAGAGCAGCTATATCACGAATACAAGCATTCAGTACCATCAGAACGCTCTGAATCGCATCGCCGCTACTATTTCAAGGCTTTGCCTGAGAAAGAACTCTCAGACGAAGATATGATGTATGGTGAGAGACGTGAGGTGGCGAGATGCAGACTGGAGGTGTATATCCTGTTCTGCATAATTCTCGGACGCCTTACGTGGAATCCTTCATGGGGTACATGGTTCTGGAGTTATGAAAAAGACAAGGATTTGGTCATTTTGAGAGACTGGATTGAGCCAAACAAGGGTGGGGCATAAGCCTCATCCGCAAGAGTTAAATAAATTTTTACAAACCATTTAAAATTATTAGAATTATGAAGCAGATTGTAACAATCACAGGTACAGATCTTAAGGTAGTAACTAGCAATGTAGAGAACGCAGCAGCTGAGAAGAAGACAAAGGCTCAGATGCGTATCGAGGCTCTTAAGGCAGCAGGCGTTGATGTAAGTAACTATTTCACTCTTGGCGATGAAAAGGTTGTCAAGATTGAGAATGGTGCAGCGGTTCCTGTTGATATGGACGATGCAGCCATCGATGCGGTAGGCAAGAAGATTGTCGAGGGTGGATACGTAAGCAACTGGAAGCTGTTCCGTCGTTGGGTTATGTCTCAGATGTTCCACATGCTCAGACAGATGGAGACTGGAAGAGATACTTTCAATGAAATTCTACAGCGCAAAGGCTATGAGTATCAGTGGAGCGTGATCGAGCGCGAGATGTATGCTCAGATGAAAATGAGCAAGCACGGAGATACAAAAAATGCAGGAAGCAGAAACTTCTGGTTCAATGGTATGCTGATTTACGAGATCGCAGAGGACTACATCAAGAAGCTCGAATACTACATCGAGAACAACCTTATCTACAAGAACAAGTATGACAGCAAAAAGACTTACAAGCATACCTGCAAGGGAATGCCGTACGTACGTCTTCAGAACAAGGATATCTTTGTGGCTGACTTGGAGAAGAAGGTATATGCTCCTCTCAAGGAACTTGCAGTAGAAATGTATGCAAAGGACACTTATGAGGACGTCTATAAGGCTGTCAAGAAGTTTAACAAGATTCGCAAGCATCTGGCTTGGAAGACCAAGCAGTCAGACTTGTTCATCAGCGCCTATAAGGGTTCTGGTTCCTACTACACGATGAGAAACCTCATTATGTTCCATGGAGCAAGATTCAAGAATGGCAGCAGAAAGATGTCTGAGGCCAAGTCCTTAGAGAAGCTTGACAAACTTGCTCTTGAGTATAGCAACGAGGGTTGGAGAATGCTCGGTGTTCTCAAGCAGCTTATCAAGGACAATGATATCAGCGTCCAGGGTAAGATTGACGAGTGGAAGAAGAAGTAATCACCTCTGAAAAACAAAGGTTCGCTACCTATTATTGCAGCGGCCCGGCAAACTTAACGATAGCTTCTGCAATGAAGGTGATCTCCTCCGGTTATTACCCGAGGAGATCACCTTCTTACGAAGCTCTTTAGATCAATAGAGTAAAGCAAAGCGCCAAGCTGGGGACTGGAATAGCCAAAAAGTCGGTTACTGATTCGGTAACCGATTCCATGTCTAACCAATAAATTAAGAATTATGAAAGAAATCAACGTAAATCCGAGAAGATACGTAAAGGCTATCATTGAAGGAAATGATATCATTGAGAAATCAATTCTCGATGTAATCTTTGATAAGCCGTATATCAGCAACAAATTCCATCTTGGTTTTGTTGGAGATGTACCTACAATGATAGAAATCAACGGAAACTACATGTCTATCAGAAAGCTGCATCGTTACGACCCTGTTGAATGGGGAAGGGAGATTGTCAAACGATTGACTGGGTGTGCAGAAAACAACATAAATATTTGTCATACAACGCAGTATCTCGAAGAAACTATGGCAAACCCTTTAATCTACACCTTTTTTCTTGGAAACGACTTTCTCACAGTAAAACTGAACTATAATGTGGAAATAGATGTAAAATAGCCAAACAGGTCAGTCAATATTGGCTGGCCACTTTTATCATAACTAAATTTGTTTAAATGGTTCAAGCCGGTCTGTCGTGAGATACGCCGGTCTTTGTACCACAATGTCTAACCAAATAAAAATAGAATTATGGCAACAGTAAGAAAAGCAACAGTAATACTCGACGCTTCCAGTATCATGAAGAAGAAGGGTATCGTACAGAAGAAACTGAAAACAGGAGAACTCAACAAAATTATTGAGAACTTCTTTATGACCCATGAGGCAAAAGATACGATTCTTCTTACTCCGAAGAGATTCATTGAGATGGAGAACCCGCCAGAGGGGGATTTTATCGAAGACTATCTCGACGAGAGTATCTGGAAAAAGAAGTGCGAGGATCCTGACGATAAGTTTGACTTCATTGATTACCAGTCAATGAACAAAAGAGGGATGATTCGCCCGATTCTTATAGTTGACGAACCTGTAATAAGGGATGCCGTGATATGGCTTAGAGATTACTGTCACTTCGATGTCAAGAGCAGAACACGAAAGAAGAAGAAGGAATATATCGTGTCTCTGCCGGTGTAAAAGCCAAACAAGGCGTGGAACATTATTGTTTCACGCTCCTATTATTAACCAATAAAACTTAAAGATATGAATGATTTTTTGAAATTAGCAGAGGATTTAGACTGGAGCTATAACGTTAGCGATACACCTAACGAAAGAGGTGAGGTTTGCGTTGAGTTAGAGAAGTATTCCCCACAAGACCAAGACTTTATCGCCACAATTTGGTTCGAGAATGGCAATAAGTCTGACTTCATGGATAAGTTGTACCAATATTATAGCGACTTCGATCCTGACGAGGAAGCCAGCAAATGGATTGGCGAGGATGGACATGGTGCTAACGGCGCGCCATACAAATTATCGGATATTTTGCAAGATATGGAGGATTGCAAGGATATGCTACTAGATTTATGGCACGAGTATTTTTACGATGAGTACCCAGAAAATCGTCCAAATGAGACCGACGAAGGGAAGCGACTCGCAGGAGAAATCGAGGAGAAATCCGGAAAGCATTACCACTCGTGCTCTCTACAGAATTATCCGAGCGGTAAGTACGGCGTTATCATTGATGGCTGCCAGAAGTTTCTATCGGAATGCAAGGAAGAGACATTAGCCTATATGAAAGGCGTGCTTACGGGCCTTGATATCGAAAGAAAAGACTAAGCCAAACAAGCCTGCCGGAAACGGTGGGTATCAAGTTAAACCAAAATGTTAAGATTATGAATAAGAAAGAATTAACAGACATGATTTACAGTATGCGCAGCTATGCGTTGATTGAGCTTGCGTGTACGATCCGTGAGATTATGAAGGAGCATGGCATCCTTAGAAAAGAATTCAAGCACCCTGTACTTGGTTACAGAGAAAACTACGAGGTGACAAAGATTGCGATAAGAGATACTTATACGGCTCTACCGGTTTTTGCTATCCGTTTAGTGGATGTAGACAAATCCGAGAGAAGAGTACTTGCTACGGACAACACATGGATGGACTTCGATACGCTCGCAAGAATAGTATCAGAACTTAACGATGAGCTTGAAGGTTAAATTAGCGTTAAAAACGGCAAAGTGTATGGTTTATGCTTATAAAATGCGTAACTTTGCCACTAATAAACCAATTTTAGAATTATGGAAGAAATACATTTAAAGACAAGAGACTGGGAGAGGTTAAACTATACCCAGCAGCAGAAGTACAAACTCGCTATTAAGCAGGGTTGGTTTGCGGACTATCACGGCAATGCGTGGAGACACAACACCTTCTATGGAGCTTACATTTGGAAATATCCGAAGTTCATTAATGTAGTTCGGATGTTCGAGGAGTTGTTGGGCCACAAGCCATTGTGGGAAGACGTCACTGACGACAACCTCCGTGATCTCTTTGAGAAAATCAAGGAGCACTATGCTCCCAACTCGGCAAAGACCGTATGCGCCACAATTAAGGCAGTAATACGTGAGAATGATGCCACAAGGGAGATTAACAGCCCGACGTTCGGAAAAATACTCAGAACGAAGGCTGTTCCTGTCCAGTCAGTCTATCTCTCGGATGAGGAAATAGACAGAATTCTTAATTACAGCCCAAAGGGAAAGACGAAGAGATATGTTCAGCGCATGTTTCTCATGGAATGCCTCTGTGGAGCACGCTATAGTGATTGTCAGAGGATAACTCCTGAAAACATTGATGACACCGGGCACTTTCTTGTGTATGTGGCACAGAAGACCAAGACAGAGGTAAGGGTTCCTCTCCACAAGAAGCTCCGTCCGTTCCTGGTATGCGGTACTGGCGTTGAACCTCTTCCTGGAGAAATCAGCGAGATGACCTTCAACAGAACCCTTCGTGATATCTGCCGTGAATGCGGAATAGATACGAACACGAAGGTATTCAAGGCTGGAAAGGAAGAGACTGGAAAGAAGTATCGCTTCATCTCTTCACACACCGGAAGGCGTTCGTTTGCGACAAACCTGTCGAAGAAAGGTGTGCCATTGGAACAGATTGCGGTAATGATGGGGCATTTATCAAACGGAAAACCGAACATACAGATGACCCAGAGATACATCGTAGGCAAGACAGAAATTGATAGCAACACACTTAAGCTCTTCGGAGTCTATGATAACGACGACGAGCCTGATGAGGATTAAGCCAAACTGGAGGTGGCTAATAACCATCTCCTGCTATTGTTCAACCAAAAAAATAACGAATATGGTAGAAAATTATACAAAAGAGGAGTTTCATAGACTCGTCACTGAGTGCCGTAAGAAGTACGAAAAGCTTTCGAAAGAGACTGTAATGAAGGCTCTGACAGGCGAAATCGGAACAAATTCAGCAATGATAGAAGAACTGGAAATACTCGATATCCATTATCATGACGAAATTAAAGAATTCGACATTACAGCTCCAGGCTTGAATCGTCAGCTCATTGAGAATTTCAAACAGGCAGAAAAAGATGGCAAGAATGTCATTTTTGAAGCACAGGAATATCTCCAGATTCTCGGTATGACCGAGAAGATATTCGACCAGAAGCTGTGGGTAAACGAAGATGGCCATCCTTGCGACGAAAACGGAAACAGACTTTCCGCAGACGGAAAACATAGCGTGTTTGAAGTTATTAAATGTGGAAAATGATTTTTTAACATAACTAAATTGTGCCCTCTCTTGCCCGTGAGGGTAGGGGAGGATTTTATACCAAAAACAGATATAATAATCTGACTATTATTAACCAACAGATTAGAAATTATGAAGAAAATGATGAATGAAGATGTACCTTACGAGTATCAGATGAAGCCGATTCTCGCCAGCTATGACAGGCTTGTTTCCGAAAATCAGGAGCTCAAGGACAGAATAGCTGAACTGGAAAAGACTTTAGAGAAAGAGAGAAGCGAGAAGTCGCTCAAAGCTGATGCGGAGTTTAACAACCTCAAGTCCTCAAATAAGAATCGAGGCGATAAGCTTGAGTGGATTCAGAAAACCCTTGAAGATTATCTCGTGAGTTTAGGTATCGAACTTCCTGAATACAGAACGGTAACAAAAATCGTGAAGATGATCGTTAAGATTTAGCCCCGATTAGCCAAACCAAGGAGCTTCAGCTCCTGCAATTAATAACCAAGCCCTACGCATCACGGTTAAGCGGAAAAATATGTTAGAAGAAGAGTTGATTAAGACAGGTTATCGATATAGTGATAACGAAGACGGAACTTTTGATGTTTGTTATGACCACAATCAGGATGCCTTCTTCTCGCCCCTGAATGGTTATCATGTTGCAACTGTCAAAGAGGACGATGAACTCTGGTTTGTTGATACCAACGAGACAAAGTGGTGGTGTTACGCGGACTTTCATGATGAGGAACTATGCAGGGTACTGGGAGTAAAAGACCTTACCGGTTGTACCCTTGTCAAACAGCCGAGTCACGGAGCCTGGATATCCAAGGATGATATAGGACATCTGTAATCGCAGTTTCTCGTACACTATAGCCGCTTATCCACTTGCAGATAGGCGGCTATTTTACAAAAACTCACCACGAAAAACATAAAAAATCTAACTTTTTATTAAAAACAGCTAATTGTAAATATTCTGTACTTTAATGAATATTGAAAAATGCCATTTTTTCTTCATCCGAAACGATTCGTAAGGATGGTACTTACGAAAGTTTTGTCACTACTTTTTACTTTAACGAGTGCAATTTTTGCACAAATCAGGCATTTGGAGGATAAGAATAATCGTCGTATCTTTGCATCAGCTTATCAGAAATCGCTCGCTGATAAATTGAATATGCTTTATCTTAGTGGCTTTTGCCACTCCATGATATACCCTATCCAATACTCGGAGAGCGACTGAGTAGAGGATAGGGTAAATTCTTTTATCCTATTCCTCGAAGTCAAGGTGGAAGAGACGGCTAAATACACCACGCACACCAAGACTTTAAATGCAAGTGGGACTCATGGCAAAAGTGCAGGGTTTAATCGCAGAAGGCACGAGAAGGGTGGATACTACAATCCGAAAGCTGCGACGCTGAAGTACGTGTAGTTCGTGCAGAGGTCGAATGAAGGGTCAATATACTGGGTCCATGCCATTCGAGGAATCCAACACCTACAAGTTTTTTTTCTTGTGGGTAAGGGGGATTCTCTCAATCAGCTATCTGCAACCTGTTCCATATTCTTTAAATAATGTAAGTATAAATTTAAATAAAATATTATATCATGGATAAAGATAAAGAAAATAATATTATTATACCCACGCGCGAGGAGTTTGAGGACTTCTGCTCACTGAAGCTTGGGTATAATGACAGAGAGTTCACATCAGAATTGTGGAAAACCTGCCAAAAAGTTGGTTGGAGGAAGAAAAACGGCGACCCTCCAAAGAGCTGGCAGATACTGGTTATATGCTATAATGGCATCGTTCTTTCAAAATTCGGTCGCAAACCATACAAACGAGCATCAGTATCAGAAAAAAGTGGAGAAGAAGAGGAGTTCCCGGATAACGGAATGCACTATATCGCCTATACTGACGGTAGCTGTGATAACAACTCGGCCACAAAAGCAGGTGGATCTGCTTACGTCTTAATCAAGGATGGAGAAGTTGTTAGAGTCAAGAATCACAGTCAGCTCAATACGACGAATAATCGCATGGAGCTGCTTGCTATAATTTCAGCAGTCAATGCTTGCCCAGACGGCGCTTGTATCGATGTTTACACTGATAGCAAATATAGCATACTGACTCTAGAGAAATCATACAAGCCGGGTATAAATGGTGACTTGTGGGAACTATACCAAAAGCTTTCTCGCCACGTTGCTGGAGTTCGCTTGCATTGGGTTAAAGGCCACAACGGCGACCATTATAACGAGATGGCAGACGAAATGGCGTACGGAGCGTATTGCGAGATTTGCGACAAATATGGAATAAAGAAAAGTAATAGACACTAATCTTCTATCTTGTATTTCCTATGGGTATAGAGGTGTTGTATATATTAAAATATAAAAATAGAAGCAATGAAGAAAATTAAATGGAAAATCGCCGCATTCGTGGCGTGGGTTGTAATAACCCTCATGGTCGTAGATGTCGGGCTCAGGGGAGTGAGCAAGGCAGACACGACAACGAACATCGTAAGCGTAGCCATCCTCCTGATATGGCTTCTCGTTTCCATCGCAACAGATTGTTTAACATTCAAAAATAGAAAAGATGAAAAAGATTAAATTCGTGTTCATGTTTTCGCTGATTCTTTCAGCGCTGTGTTTAACTTCTTGCGAGCGTATCGACGCAGGTTCTGAGGGTATCCTGGTGAACCTCTATGGCACCGACAAGGGTGTTGATGACGTTAGCCTCGTTACCGGCCGCGTGTGGTACAATCCATTCACTGAGGAGGTCTATGAGTATCCGACGTTTGTTCAGACTATCGACTACCCTGCGTTCACCATCAACGCCAAGGATGGCTCTGAATTTACCGTAGATCCTACCGTGTCACTGAAGATGGTTGACGGTAATGCTCCGAGAGTATTCAAGAAGTACCGCAAGGAACTGAAGGATATCGTGAACGGAACTTTGTTCAACTATGTCAAGGATGCGTTCCGTATTCAGCTCAACAAGTACACAACTGATCAGATTGTCAGCAACAGGGACCTGGTTGAACGTGCCATCGAGACGCAGCTTAGTAATGCTCTTGCTAAGGAGCATTTTCATCTTGAGCAGCTGACTTCCGGCTTAAAGTATCCGAGTTCCATCGTGGAGGCCGTCAATCAGAAAAACAAGGCTATCCAGGAGGCACAGAGAGCACTCAACGAGGTTGCGGTCAAGAAGGCAGAGGCAGAAAAGATGCTCGTACAGGCACGTGCAGAACGCGAGGCTAACGAACTCAAGACAGCCTCTCTTACTCCTGCTATCTTAAAAAAGATGTGGATTTAGAAATGGAATGGCCAACTTCCCGTATACGGAAACGTTCCTCAGTTAATGATGACAACTAAGTAATTTACCGTGCCCGTCTCCTGCTTATAGCTCGGGGCGGGCATCTAATTTTTGAATGTTATGAAAGAAAGATTAAAAATGATTTTCGACCGCATCGACATCTTAGTCGTATGCATCATCCTCGGGACTTGCGTCTGTATTGCGGAGGCGTTCCTTGGTTTTTGGAATATATTTGCAGATTGCTTCTTCATAACTCTCCTTGCTACCGAATGCTGCTACATCCTCCGCTGCAACGAGAAGCTTCAAATAGAGCTGATAGAGACAAAGGAAAAGCTGAAGGAAGCTGAGAGTGATCATCTAGAGATTGCCAAAAAGAGCAAGCTCGTAAACTTCTATACACTACTGATGAAGCTGTGGCGGGAAAGATGGAAATGCGAACGCGCCAAGGTCAATTACTGCAAGCGCAAGATAACATCGAGACAACTTGTTGATGCGATGAATCATGAAGAGAAGGAGGAATCTGAGATTTCCGATAAAATCGTTGAACTTGACAAGGAGCTTGATGAATTCTACAAATAGATGCTTGTCATAAAACAACTTTCCCCACGTCATTTTCCGATGGCGTGGGGATTTTCTTTGTTAACCGTTCAGATAGTCGATGACTTTTCGGTTCGCCTCGTCTATCTTCTTATTGTCATATTTTACATATACTGCCGTAACGGTCTTTTCCCAAACGGAATGACCAAGCGCCCTACCTATTGTTTCGAGAGATATTCCGATTTCTGACGCAAACGTTGCCCAGCTATGCCTGTTGTAGTACGACGACATCTGCTTGTCGATAGGACAGACCGTAGCCTTTCTTCTGTCTTTCGGGTCTTTCGGTCCAATTCTTCTAAGTGTCCGGTTCAGGTTGTTCGTGAAGTGATCAACACTGAACGTTCCTGCGTCCTCAAAGAATCTGAGTAGGTACTGTGGCTTTCGGCTTCGGTATCTGTTTATTATATCCATAGCTTCCGGCTCAACCTTGATATCATACAATCTACCTGTCTTGTTACGGTAGTAACTTATCCTGCCATTGCGAAAATCCTCCTTCTTTAGCGTCAGGAGGTCTGAAACGTTGATGCCTATGAGGTAGAACCCCAACATGAAGAAATCGCGGTACATAGCCTGCTTGCCGTGTAATTTGGAATCCCTGAGCTCTCTCATCTGCTCCAGTGACAGACAGCGCTTCCTGGTTTCCTCCTTTTTGAGCTTAATGGAGTGGAACGGAAAGTTCTGCGTTTTTCCATCATCTATTGCCTTTCTAAAGACTGCCTTGATATGTGTGATGTCGTTCGAGATACCATTGGCCTTTCTTCCTTTATCCATCTCATGCCTGATAAACCCCTCAATCCAGTCCTTAGTCATGCTATTGAAGCTGCACTTACTATCGTATGCCTCTACACATCGGTAGGTTCTCTCGTAGCTTCTCTTGGTATTCGGCCTCTCTCTTGTCTCGGCGAATGCCTTCATGAAGCTGAGAAACGGAGATTTATCTTCCTTCTTGGCACCCGTACAGATCTCCTTCAGATGCTCCTTCATCATATCCGGAGACTCGCTATGATGGTCGAGGATATAGCTCTCACACTTGGCATACAGTTCTGCAAGCCTTCTTGTCTTTGACTTCGCTGACTTATCAGACTTCGGGAACACCATGCCACTGAACTTCTCGGTTGTCTGTAACCCGGTGTAGACATAGAACCTCTTTGTCATGTGGGTTACCGAAAAGAATACCTTACTTGTCTTTGACTCTACATATACCTTCATAGTTATGATTTCCTTTTTAATCCTTCATTTTACAGGCAAGCAGTACTTGCATATTACTTGCAAAAAGTAACCTTAGATTACCTCAAAATACCTCTTTTTGGCGATTTTTCTGTAAAGCAAACGGATTGTTATTTTATCATTATAACTGATATACAGAGACTTACAAACTTAGAATGCACAATTCGTTACTGTAATCATATTAATTCTATAATTCCCTGATTATCAATTATTTATAAATTATTGTTTGTTGTTACTTGCATATTGCTGACAAATACGCTTTATTTCAACGGAGTGTATAACGCTGCTGTTATTCCCTCGTATCCGGATATTGTGTTTGAAACGAATACCTGCTTACTTGCTGCATCCACAGACTTAGCGTTTATGTAAACGTATCCCTGACTTGCTACGCCACCTATATATCTTTCACTCATGAAGTTGTTCATCATCTGTAACGCCTGAGATGCGTTTCCGTGCATTGTCATCGCCACGAAAGCACTCTCCAGCTTGTCGTTCTTGAATGTATATGCTACGACATCGATATTCTCATTCATTGCCGGGTAGTAGATGAGTGTTGTTCTATCACTCTTCTTAGTGTCGAGGCTTCTCGTCTCATACCTCATTACATCTTCAGGAGTCGCGTTTAGCTTACACAATGGCTCTCTGAAATAATTGTATGAACCTCGTACCGTAACATTGCATTGACTCTTGGATCCTCCGGACATAGCGTATATGGCGGTTTCTCCAACATGGTTAGCTGTAACCTCTCCGTCGTTTACGGATGCGACAAAGTTGTCTTCTGAAGACCAGGAGGCCTTACCTGTATGAGTGATAGTGTACTTGTCACCCTTCTGTATTGTGATGGCTCTTTCATTCATTGTGAATGGTTCGTCATCGTTACTGCTGCTGCAAGAGAAAAATGAGACTCCTGCTAAAGCAAATACTGCTGCTAATAATACCTTCTTCATAATCCTTATATATAATAATGTTATACTTTGATTCCGTTATCAGCAAGAATCTTCCTGAGAAGACGAATCTCGCTGTCCTTAGACTTGATAGTCTCGTTCTGTGCATTGATGATCTGAATGAGCTGTCTGTTCTTCTCGATCAAAGAAGATAACTCTCTTTCTTCTGCCCTGGTGGTTCCGTTCTCTACAGGAGACGGTTCGTGTGCCATCATATACTCAGACGCAAATGATACCGCAGGGTATTGGTTGCTGCCAATATTATCAGCCATATTCTTTAATCTTGACTCAATATTGATACCATCCAGGCTAAAGCAAGAAAACCTATCTCCTGACATCCTCTTCAGTTCGTCGGCCTTCCTTTCTAACTTTTCAGGCAAATACATAGGACCTTCTCCATACGTCATCCAGTCATCGTTTATTAGCAATGTCTGTTTTAGCTTAGAAATATCCGCTCTTGTTATTGCAATCTTTCCAGAGAGTTTTCTACCGATATTTGCAATACCAGTAATCTTCATAAATTGCTCCTTACTCATTCTTTCGCACTTTATGACTTCTCCCATTCTCGTTTGTAGTCCGGCTACATGATTTTCCGTTAATACCATAACATATAGTTTTAAATATGCAACTAAAGTCATCAAAAGTGCTAATATGTGTTAAAGGTGCAAGAAATTCATGTAAATTGTTTGGTAATTACATGGATTTCGTGTACCTTTGCACTCGTTGACGGTTCAACTAAACAAGTAAGACCTTCACAAACGGGAGCGGGATGCACCCGAAAGTGTCGTATCTACTATCACACTGCAAATATAACACTTTTTTGCGTCCCCTCCAAATATTTTTAGTTAAAATTAAAGTAAGTAACATGAAAAAGTTGACAAAACCGGATATATTGAGCATAAAGCCAGGAAAATCAAGAGCTTTCGTGTTCGAAACTGCAAAGGCAGTAGCTTCCGCAAGGTCTTATGCTTACCAGTTAGGTTGCATCGAACCACCTGACGGAGTTAAACGCTACAAGACACAGGCAAACTTTCGAGAGAAGACGCTGATCGTCGAAGCAGTTCCTGTTGAATAATAAATTAAAAAAGAACGATATGAAGGAAATTATAAAACTCGGAAGAACCGACACGATGACATCTCTCGAAATTGCAGAGATTACAGGAAAGCTTCATAAGCATATCATGGAAGCCATTAGAAAAATGGAGGTTGCTTGGGAGAAAATCAACGGGTCGAGATTTAGGCTGGTTGAATATACAGATCAGAAAGGCGAGAAAAGACCTTGCTATCAGTTGACGAAAACAGAATGTCTCTATATTGCGACAAAGTTTAATGACGAGGCGAGAGCAAAGCTTGTCCTTCGTTGGGAAGAGCTTGAAAAGGAAGAACAATATCAAGTTCCGCAGTCTTTCGCTGAAGCTCTGATGTTAGCAGCAAAGCAGCAGGAGAAGATAGAGCAACAGCAGCTTGCTCTCGAATCGAAGAACGAAGAGATTGTGCAGCTCTCGGCAACAGTCACTGAGATGCAGCCAAAGGTTAGTTATGTTGATACAATCCTTTCGAGCAAGGAGACTGTTACGACGACGCAGATTGCTCAAGACTACGGTCAATCAGCAAAAGCGTTTAATGTCTTGCTGAGAAACTTCGGCGTTCAGCATAAGGTTGGCGGTCAATGGATTCTTTACGCAAAGTATCTCCCTTATGGCTATGTTCAGTCAGAAACGGTTTCTATCACTCATCGTGACGGTAGTGCAGGCTCAGTTATGCACACAAAGTGGACTCAAAAAGGTAGGCTATTTCTGTATAATGAGCTAAAGAACCATAGTGTTATACCGACTATAGAACAAGAATCTGTTAAAGATTGAGCTTATGTCAGACAAATTTCGCACAAAGGTCGGTATCGACGTCGTTGAGAAAATCATCTCGTTGAAGGAAGCAGACCAGGAGTTCCTGACCAACAAAACAATCCTGGCATACCTCGGTGGAGTAAGCAAAGAGTTTATAAAAGATCTTCGTGAGACTGGAGTGCTTCCTTACTACAAGGTGCGAAACACCATATTCTACAAGGTATCTGATGTCAAGAAGATGATCGAGAGGCATAGGGTTTGAAAATAATATAGTATAAGTAAAGATATAGTAATTACGACTACATTGCATAGTTAAATTTTTGGTTATTGTTAGCCTGTGAAGGTGATATCTTTATTCATAGCATGGTGAATTGGAATTTAGATTATTGTTTGTTTTTCCCATAGCGATGGGAAACAGACGGAGAAAGAGAAAACTCCGTCTGCACGGACTGGTAGCTCAACGGACAGAGCGCATCCTTCCTAAGGATAAGATACAGGTTCGATTCCTGTTCAGCCCACGATACTTTAATTCGTTTTTATCCAATTTCCCTTAATGATGCAAAGGTAAGTCCTTTAATCTTATAAAGTAGGTGGTCCGGGCATCCACAATCTTGCATTAGGAAGGGTTTTGAAAACGGTAGTGTTCTTTGACATATTGATTCAGAACAGTATGCGTGGAAAAGAAGTAACCGGAGAGCGCAATGAGCGCCGTGACCTGGCGAAAGGACGCACGACATACGGAAATCCAGTTATTCTGCATCAAGTAATAAGATGAACTGCATCGGAACGAAGAATTGTCGATGTAAGCACTCACGAAAACGTTGCAGTCTGGTTATGAAGAAGAAGTGTTCCACATTTATTCTATACATAGAGGCGGTTGGCGTAATGGTAGCGCAGCCTGTAACTTAAAGATACCTTTCTTATCACAGGTAAGATGTCGGTTCGATTCCGGCACCGTCTCCCCATTTTACTACAAAGATTTTGAAATTTAAAGCGAAAGGTGTTTTGTGTAATCGTGTATTCATAATTTTATGTTCTATAAATGCGCTAAGTCTGGGATAGATGGTACGCATGCGGGAGCATTTGATGGGGCGCACAGTCTTGTGTGCCTGCGGCTCGAAACCGCCTCTCGCGCAGATTTTGTTTGAAGCAAATTGTATTTTATTAGTAACTTTTTAATTTTGACTCTAAAAATTTAGTATGTGCGAAGATGAAAGGTACTGGCCATCTGTGAAGATAGTCAGTACTACATTGGAGGATAGCTCAGTTGGTAGAGTACCAGCGGAAACAAGGTGGTGACGTCAGTTCGAATCTGACTCCTTCAACAACAAGACGGTATTTTCCATACGAATAGATTTTATGGGTTAAACATTAATTTTTGTGTGTTTATTATTTTTGCTTCTCTTGCCTGTGAAGGTAGGAGAAGATTTTGGTTAGAATTATTCATTAGTTAAATATAAGCGCTCTTTTGTAAAAAAAATAATTTTCATTTCTTTTAAAATTAATACAGTACTCCATCCGAACTTGTGAAAGTCAGGGTGGATTTTTTAACTCGGGGGGAGCTGGCTGAACGGTTAGGCTTTTATATGCAGGTCCGAATCCTGCGCTCCTCACTACTATAGGTCATATTTTTTAAATATTTTATTGGTTGAACGAAAGCGAGAGAAGGATTTAAAAGCTAACTCTCGCTCGTTTTAGGCTATTCTTTATAACGTTTGATATGATAACCACGCATCCTCCCCTCTCTGGCCTTGCGTGGTAGGCAATCGGAGAGGATTTGTATTGTATGAAAGCAATAAAACAGATAAAAATCACAAAATTCACGCTCGGCAACATCAAAAAGCTTGAGTGTGTAGAGAATATTAAAACGGTTAACGGAAAGGTCACGGTCTATCTAAAGAAAGATATGACAAACGGGAGACTTGAAGCTAATATGAATCAGTTTCTCGTCAAATTCCAGAATGGAATGTGGCAAGTTTACGGAGCCGAAGCTATTAACAACTTATACAAAAACCCAGGAAAGGAGGCTGGTAATCAATGGGGGTAAGAGTAACGCAGACGAAAGTCGAACACGAAGGAATGACCTTCGACTCGAAAGAAGAACTCGGATTCTATCTTTATCTGAAAGAACAGAACGATGTTAGCTGCATACACAGGCAGACAGGGTTCGTCCTTGTCGAGAAGCAGGAACAATACGTTGTAAAGCACCTAAAAACAAAGGATAAGCTTGTAAAAAAGCTACTCGAATTTCCTGTTATATATCATGCTGATTTCGTTTATCGCAAAGGTGATACGATCATCGTCTGCGATGTCAAGAGTAAATATACTCACTCTTTTCGAGAATTTGTTATCGTAAGAAAGCTTATTGTTCGGAAAATCATCGAGCACAACAAGCGCAGGCATGGTGGAGAACCTAAGGTTGTGTTTCTCGAAGCGATAACGAGAGCCTTGCCAAAGAAGAATGGTGGTGGTTTTGAGTTTAAGTTTATTTATAAACCAATAATTGAATGAAGGCTTTAACTACCATAATTTATTTGTTAATTTTATTGTTTGTCGTGTCGGCAGTGGAGATTATAAACCTCTGCTGCCGAGCGTTTTGTGGCAGACGGTTAATAAAATGGTTCGATTATGATGATACTATTGAATAGTTTTCTTCTTACGGTTTTTTCATTTGCAGCATGTGCGTTTATCGCAAAAGCCCTTGGTTGGGATAAGGAAGACTAGTAGTTTAATTTTAAATATTTTATAAAATTATGAACAAAGACAAGATTCTCGTCAGTGTAGTAATTGACAAGCAGGCTCTTATTGACAGAGCATTCGACATCTCGAAGACTCCTTCTGAGTTTAATGAGCTTAAGAAGGTTATCGATGGCAAAAACCAGTTTGCTCGTGATATCGACGAGATTGATGATGAAGGCAAGAAGGAGAATAATACGAACCTTTTCGCCGGCATCGCATTGGACATCATTCTCAGTGATAACCCGGAACTGGGAATCATCAAGCGTCTCAATTCGCTTGAGGACAAGAAGAACTCTTTCCTCGCTAAGATCAAGAAGCTCGATGAGCTCAAGGAGAAAATAAAAAGCGGAGAGGTGCCCGGCACTGAAGGTCTCCGCGAGTTGTTGAAAATAATTGAGGAGGGCGAGTAATGGGCGTAGTATCGCAGTCAAGAAATTCAAGCGTGGACGCTGGCGTCGAGAATTAACACATTAATTCATATAACACAATGGCAAAAGAAAAATCAACAATTTCAGCAACCCTCGGTCATGAGTATGAGGACCTGGATGAACGTGAGGACTTCCTCGCCAACAATGCGGACTCTGTTGAGAAAATGGAGTTCATCAAGCGATTCAACTCTGATGAGCTGATGAAAAAGAAGGACCTGTTTGCCCTTCAGTCTGCGCGTGCCTCAGACATCGAGGAAGAAATCAAGGATTTCCGTGAGCAGAAAAAGGCAGAGCTGAAGCCTATCAAGGAAGAGATTTCTTCTCTCCTTAAGGAAATCAAGCAGAAAGGTAGCATGGTTAACGAGAAGGTTTACAAGTTCGTTGACCGTGAAGCAAAGATGACCGCCTTCTATGACAAGGAGGGTAATCTTGTTTCTTCCCGTCCGGCAACACGTGACGAACTCCCTAGCAATGTATACTCAATTAACCGTGATAAGCAGGCTATGTAGTCTGCTTTCGCTTTGTTTTAACTTTTAGACATTTTATAAAATGGACAATGAAAAAATGCAAGTAAATTTTGCTCCGGGACAGACTTCTGCGGAGCTTGTTATCCGTGAGGTTGGTAATGAGAACCCTTATAAGCTTCCTATCAAGGAACCGCTTAACCTTAAGGTGAACGGCGTCATTACCTGTATCTATGCTTTCCTTGAAAAGCGTTGGGGTACAGAGCAGATTGACAAGGAGCATACGCACATCCTTGTTAATCGAGATAAACTTACCGTTACTCTTGTAACAAACGAGAACGATGAGCGCACTACACAGACTATCGTAGGCTCCATTCAGCTGTCTCGTCAGTTTACGGGATTCCATATCAACGACGGCAAGTTATGGAAACCGGTACAGCTTGGCGACTTCTTCCGTCTCAACCGTTCTTACTTCGAGACGAAGGAGAAGAATATGGAGCTCGTCAATCTCCTCAAGAGTTTTTCGGCAAAGGTTCAGACAACAATCAAGAAGGAGCTCTGCGATAATGGCTCTGTAACTGACAACTACGAAAAGGCTGTAGACTCTAATCTTCCTTCATCGTTCCTTATCAACGTTCCAATCTTCAAGGGCGCCGAGCCTGAGAAGCTTTCAATCGAGACTATCGCTCACGTTGAAGGCAATATGGCATTGCTGACGCTTATTTCTGCTGATGCAGAATGTATCATCGAGGAGTCTCGTGACAAAATCATCAACGCAGAGCTCGACAAGATTCGTAAGCTCTGTCCTGAGATTCCTATTATGGAGGTATAATGAGCAGAATCAATAACATTATTCTAAAACTTCCGCCCGAAACGAGAGAGAAAGTTCTATTACTTAGAGATAAGTATGATATCCTCATGAAACTCGACGCGAACACATCACGAGAGGTCGCAAGAAAAGCTATCCTGCTGAACTACATTAATGGCTCAGGCAGGAAGCTTTTCAGTGATATGCACGAGGATATCAGGAATTCTCCTTCCGGCGAGAAGCAGATCGTTTATACACGATTTAGATATGCAGAGACAATTTAAGTACCTTAATTGGTACGAGTAGTTAATTTCTTAAAATCTATACAAATGGATATAGAACAGTTAAATAAAACGCCTCATAATCAGATTTGCGACTTGGCAAGAGATAAGTTTATTGAGGTGTACAATCAGAAGTTCGGAGAGGGCGGAGAAGTATTCTTTGAAGAACAGAAGGCTCTGTTTAATAATGAGCTTCTCAACGGCTCATTTAAGGGTTATCTCGAAAAAGCTACATCGTTGAATATTCACGATGCCTTCATGAACTTGGCTATTAATGGATTGTCGCTAGAAAAAGGAACTGCAACACTCTGTTACCTTATGGGTTATAGCAACTATGATAAGAATACTAAAAAATCGACTTACACAGCTAAGATTACATATACAGGATATGGAGAGATTCTTCTTCGTCAAAGGGCTGGCCAGATTCTTCGTTGTGACAACCCTGTAGTGGTATATAATTGCGATGATTTCCGCTTCGGTGAGCGTGACGGTCATAAATTTGTTGATTATGTGAAGACTTATCCACGACCAGCAAATTCATATATCGTTGCTTGTTACGTAAAGATTATCCTTCCAAACAATTCATACGATTACTTCGTTCTTGATCGCGAAGGTATCGAGAGATTGCGTGAATATTCTGCTAAATTTGGCGGTCAAGACCACAAGGCTAACGCTCTATATGGCGGTAGTTATACTGGTAATGATGGTAAAATGTACTTCAAGGATATTGATACAGGATTCCTTATCTCTAAGACTTGTAAACATGCGTTTAAAAGCTATCCCAAGTTAAAGGTTGGTCTGGGTGCTTTGTTGCAGGCTGACATCGACACGCAGGCTCTACAGAAGCCGTCACAGGAAGCCTTTGGTGCCGGAGACGCCGCACCTAAAGATAAGGGCGTTAAGGTAAATGTTGATGATGGTTCACCATTTTAAAATTGTTATATATGGCAGAAAATACAGAATTGCAGTTGGTACAACAACAAGCCAACAATATTACAAGACAGATTGCAACGCTAAAATCTGATACGGAAAATGCGGTGCAAGCCAACAGGAAATCTTATGAGGCATGCGTGAATGCAGGTGAGTCTCTGTTGTTTGATATTGGCGTTTCCGGAATGAACGATGCTCTTGACGAGAGAGCCGCTGAGTTTATCAAGAAAGCTAAACTGACAGAGAAAGCAATGACGGAGAAACGTAAGGGTGTTACTCAAGTGTTCGATATTGTCCGTAAGGGTTTCACCATGATGGAGAACCTTATCTCGATCAAGAATACGGACTCCGTTGTCTATAAGATTCAGGAGAAGCGCAACGAGTATGCGGCATACAAACTTGAACAGCAGCGTAAGGCTGAGCAGGAACGCCTGCGCCAGGAGCGCATCAAGGAGGCCAAGATTAAGTTGAAGACTGATACGATTGATATCTTGAACAATCTCCTTACAGAGCATTCTTCTGCTGCTATCAACTCACTTAATAATACGTTCTCTCTTCTCACCCTTGATAACAAGGATGAAGTTAAGAAACGTATTACAGAGTGTTCTGATGTTCTTGACCTCGGACATCTTTTCGTTAATAACAAGCCATCATATTCTTCTGAAATTGATGAAAATGATGCAAAGGATATTATGAACGGTGCATACAAGGAAATTTCCGCATCGTTGCTTACGGCTTATAAGCAGACAGTCGCTACTACACGTGACGAGCTCCTTATGAAGTTTGACTCTAAGATTGCTGAGCTTCTCGAAATCAAGAAGGCAGAAGAGGAACGCCGACGTAAGGAAGAGGAAGCACGTAAGGCAGAAGAGGAACGCAAGCGCAAGGAAGAGGAAGCACGTAAGGCTGCCGAGGAAGAACGCAAGAAGCAGGAGGAGATTCAGCGTGTCAAGGACGAGGAAGAGCGTAAGCGCAAGGAGGCAGAGCTGAAAGCTGCTGAGGCTGAACGCAAGGCCAAGGAAGCAGAGCTGAAAGCTGCCGAGGAAGAGCGTAAGCGTAAAGAGGCGGAAGCTGCCGCTGCTGAGGCTGAACGCAAGGCCAAGGAAGAGGCTGTCCGTAAGGCTGATGAAGCCGCCAAGGAAGAGCAGCAGAGAAAGCTTGCGGCTGAGCAGGAGAAGCGTGATGCAGAGAATGCAGCCCAGCACGCTACTGCACAGGCTCAGTCGCTCTTTGCCCAGACTTCCGTTGGAGAAACCGGTAAGCAGAAAATCAAGGTAACAAAACGCCTTGTTGTTACCGACAAGAATGCCTGGCTCGACATCATTCAGCAGTGGTGGACGATTGAAGGCTCCAAGATGTCTCCAGAAAAGCTTGCTTCCAGATTGGAGTTCATGCGCAAGGCGTGTGAGAAACACGCAAACAGCGAAGAAGAATACATCGTTTCTCCTTATGTCAAATATGAGGATGAGGTAACAGCTAAGTAATATGGCAGAGCAACCGTTTGACCCTTATTATTCACGTGGTGAGGTCTCTAATTCAGACCTCACTGCGTTGAAGTTCGCTCTGAACCCACAACTCAACTTCGTGAAGGAAGATGATAAGAGAAAGGCATTCCATCTTGGAACTCTTGTTGATGCTCTCGTTACTGAACCCGAAAAGTGTAATCACTACGCTATGACGGTAGATGATGAGAAATACACAGAGAAGGATTGGAAATGGGGATTAGACAGACTTGCAGTTTTAAAAAAACAAGCAACAAAGGATAGATTTCTTGATTTTGTTCTGAAAAATGCGGTCGGTCAGAAAACATTCATCAATCCGCACATGAAGATGGAATACCAAGGTTTCGAGTTTGAACTACCTGTACGATGTAAGTTCGACTGGTGGCTCGGCGAGTTCGGCGGTGATTTGAAGACCACCGCAGCTACGTCACAGGAACAATTTGAGGCTCAGATCGATTTCGTAGATTGGGATAGAAGCCGTGCATGGTATATGGACCTTACGCACAGTATAGACCCAAGATACGGAAACCAGGACTTTATCTTTGCGGTCTCCAAGACCAAGAAGAAAGTATTCTATAAGAAGATTGAACGTGGTGACGAGTTGTATTTGCGTGGTAGGGAGAAGGCTCTTGAGTGGGCTTTCAGAATGTGGTGTTTATTATAATTTATTATTATGTCAGATAAACCGAAATTATACGATTATCAAGAAGAAGGTGTGCGCATGGAACTTGCCATGAAGCGCTGTATCAATGGCGATGACATGGGAACCGGTAAGACGGTTCAGTCTATCGTCGCCATTGAACGTGCAAAGGCAACCCCTTGCCTTGTTGTTTGCCCTGCCGCACTTAAGGTTAATTGGGAACGAGAGATAAAGAAGTTTACGAACCTCCGACCTCTCATTCTTACCGATTCCGTAAATGCGACATACGGATATCATCTTACTAAGATGAACCTGTATGATGTAGTGATATGTAATTACGAGTCGCTCGCAAAATACTTCGTCGTAAGCCTTGGCCCGAAACCGTTACGGCTGAAAAACTTCCTGTTCCGTGATGAACTGAAGATTATCAAGTCTGTTATTATCGACGAGTCTGCAAGAGTCAAGGATCCATCAACAAGGCAGTCTAAAATCATCATGGGATTGTGCCAGGGTAAGGAGTATATCTATGAGCTTACAGGTACGCCAGTTGTCAATCACGCAACAGACCTGGCCTGCCAGCTTGCTATCCTCGGTCGTCTGAACGACGAGTTCGGAGGGTTTGGCGAGTTCTGCAACAGGTACGGTGAGAACGAGAATCTTGAAGAGCTTAACCGGAAGATACACGAAACGTGCTACTTCCGCAGAGAAAAGAAAGATGTTCTCAAGGATTTGCCGGACCTGACCAGAACGACCATCAGTGTTGCCCTCGACCCGGAAACGCAGGAAGAGTACGATACATGCCAGAAAGACCTGCTTACATTCCTTCTTGAGTATAAGAGCTGTTCCGAGGAAGAGGCTAGGAAAAAGCTGAGAATGAAGGCACTTGTCAGATTTATGAACCTTCGCTCGATATCCGGGCGAGGGAAGATGAAGGCGACTATAGAGTTTCTCCATGATACCGAAGAACAGATAATCGTGTTTGCCGAGCATCGTGATGTCGTTAGTGCAATCAAGAAGGAGTTCCCGGATGAGGTTTGCACCGTAACCGGTTCCGATAGCCAGCAGCAGAAGCAGTGGGCTATTGATTCTTTTCAGGCTAGAAAAAAGAGAATCATCATCTGCTCCATCAAGGCAGCCGGCGTAGGCCTTACGCTTACGGCTTCTTCCAATGTGGTGTTCGTCGAGCTCCCATGGACGATGGCGGACTTATCGCAGTGTGAATGCCGCGCCTATCGTAACGGCCAGAAGAATGCGGTCACATCGTGGATTCTTATGGGTGCAAATACAATCGACGGCTATCTTTATAGCTTGATTATGAAGAAAGGCTCAATAGCATCAAAGGTTACTGGAGAACAGGACTCCGCTATCAAGGATGCCGCTTATTTTGACGAGCTGGCCGATTTGGTTTTGCAAAATTCTTTAAATAAAAAATAATGGAAATTCAAGGAAAGGTTATTGCCGTTTTGCCTGAAAGAAGCGGTATCTCTCAGAGAGGAGAGTGGAGGTCTCAGACTTATGTGATAGAAACACAAGAGCAATATCCTAAAAAGATGGCTTTTGATGTTTTTGGAGGTGATAGAATTGTTAATTTCGGCATTCATCTCGGTGAGGTTATTGATGTTAGCTTTGATATTGATGCACATGAATATCAGGGTAGATATTTTAATCAGATTCGTGCTTGGAATGTTACTAAGGTGTCACAACAAGCTGCTGCACAAGGTGGTGGCTTTAGCTGCAATGCCCAGTCTAGCGCACAAGCAGCACAACAAGCTATGGCAAGTTCTGCTAATGCTGCTGGCGTGGCAAACCCGACGAATCAGCAAAATCTGTTTCCACCTGGACCGCCGTCAGCACAGCAGCAAGCACAGCAACGAGGGAACTCTGATGACTTGCATTTTTGAGATAAGATGTAAGGTTGAAATGATAAAACAAGCGTTTAATGCGGTTGAGATATGATGTACGATTTATCTAACAGCTTGGAGTTGGAATCATTCAAACTTAGGGTAAAGAAACTTGAAGAGAGTAAAAGTATGGTAGAGTTGACTGAAAAGAAGGCTCGTTCTCTTAATCAGAACGCCTATTGTCATTTAGCTATATCATACTTTGCTCTTCAAGTCGGCTTACCTATACAAGAGGTCAAGGATGCCTATTTCAAGAATTATTGCAACCATGAGCTTTTTGTTCGCAAGAGGTACGACAAGATTCTGAATGCGGAACGTGAGTATCTTCGCTCTACAACGGAACTTAATAAGGACGAAATGAGTCTTGCGATAGACCGTTTCTTGAAGTTCGCAGCCGAGCAAGGCGTTTACATCGCTCCATCTGACGAGTACATCGCAATCCTCCACATGCAGCATGAAGTTCAACGAAATCAGAAATACTTATGACAAAGGAAATATGGAAAGATGTTGTAGGGTATGAAGGAAAATACAAGGTATCAAATCTTGGAAATGTTATGTCATATAACTTTTATAGAAACAAGAAACCTCGTTTACTCAAATTACTAAATCATAATTGCGGATATTATACGGTTAATTTGAGCAGAAAAAGCTTTCTTGTTCATAGGCTTGTGGCAGAAGCATTTATACCTAATCCTAATAATTATCCACAAATAGACCATATCAACACTATCCGAAATGATAATCGTGTTGAAAATCTTAGGTGGTGTACTAAAACTGATAACATGAATAACAGTTTAACTAAAGTGCATCTACACAATGCTGTTATGAAAAGGATAGATGGTCTAAGAAACAAAGTCGTAAGTGAGGAGACTAAAAGAAAAATCTCTGAAAGTAAAAGAAAAAGCGAGAAGACCAAAACTTGTCATTACAAAACTGTATATCGGTATGATAAGGATGGTAATTTTATTGACTCTTTTGTTAGCGGTTTGCACGCTGCACATGAAGTTGGTGTACGCCAATGCAGTATTTATGGTAGTTGCAGTGGTCGTTATGGGCTAATTAAAGGGTATTTCTGGAGATATTATAAAGTTGATAATTTATTTAATAAAGTATGATATTACCGAGCAATATTCGTCAGAAGTCTATCGAATTGTTTCCTAATGACGCAGAGAAACAGAAAATATTTCTTATGGGTGCTGCATTCTCCTTAGGAAAAGATTTATCTGACTTTGAGAAAGAAGGGCTGCAAGAGGAGTTTTATCCTTGCCAGGAAGCTCTTGATATGTGGCTTGCATACAAGAAAGAAAAACGTCAGAAGTATCAACCTCGTGGTCTTGCGGCTCTTAAAAAGAAGCTTTTAAAGATGTCGAACGGAAATCCTGAATACGCAAAGGTTATCGTTGAGTATTCAATGGGAAACAACTACACTGGGTTGTTCGCTCCTAAAAATAATGGTGTAAACAGTTATGAACAACAGCAACGAACTTTCAACAAGATTAACTCAATCCTTGCCGGATGAGTATAAAAAAGCAATCGAAGAATTTGGCGCGCAATACGCTTTGTTCTTAAGCAAATACCCAACTCTTCAGAAAAGAATCAGCAGCGTTCCTACGGTATACGACTCTGTAAAGAACGGCGGTCTTTCGTTTGTGGAAATCGATAAGTATTTCAAGGATGGGGCAAGCGAATGGTGGATTAAAACAATGGTCATAGACTTATTTATGGTCCTTGGCGCGTTCGATGTCACTACTCCTTACCAGTTTAAGGCGATTGCTCAGAGAATCAGGCAGGAGTACTACCATGTTACACCTAGCGAGCTCACAAGGTTCTTCTACGAGTTCTCGATGGGCGAGTATGGAGAAATCTATGTCGGTAAGACCGTGAATCCTCAGAGACTATTCATCGCCCTCGATAAGTATATGTGCAAGGTATACGAAAAGAGAGCCGAAATTGACAGCCAGAGAAACCTCGACAAGCAGAAGATAGAGTATGAGAAGGCTAAGATGAACGCTATATCCTACGAAGAGTATTGTTTAAGGAAAGGCGTTGATCCGAAAGAATCACCTCTTGAAGAAATAAAACAAAAACTTGAAAAAGAATCAAAACGAGACAAAAATGGCAGACGTAAGTAAAATGGCAGAGGAATGGCTAAGTGAACATCCTGATGCGACAAAGAAAGAAATATGGATGGCCGGTTATTGGAAATCTACCGATAACTGGTGCAACCGAACCAAGTAAATTTTAGAATTATGGCAGAAAGAAAAGTAAAACCAGAAATCATGCATTTGATGATTCTTGATAACTGTGACCACAAATGCAATCTATGTTGTAATAAGATGTACGATATAGACAAAATTCCTGTAGCTACAGTAGAAGAAATGAAAACAGTTCACACCGTTTGTATTACTGGTGGCGAGCCGTTTATGAGCAATATTAACATCGATAGATTTGCTTTTAACCTTAAAAAACAATTTCCAAATGTCGAAAATGTATACGTTTATACATCTGGTAGCGCATTTGTGCTTAACATCAACAAATTTGGATATAATTTTTTGGATGGTATCAATTTCGCGCCAAAGACAAAGGAAGATTGGGAACAGCTTAAATACGCATCGGCACATCTTCGTGAAGACATAAGAGAAAGCATCCGTACAAGGAAGAGTAATCGTCTATATGTTTTCAAAGAGCATGTTGACTTGTTTGAGAATAATTATAAATACATCGCCAAGAAACTGAATCTCAATGTTCTTTACAGAACGTGGGATAAGGAGTTTAAAACTCCAGACAATGAGATTTTCAGAAGATTACCAATACTTTTAAATTAGTTAATTATGGTAGAAAGAAAAAGTAAAATCGCAGAAGTTACTAACGCAACAACAAAGCAGGCAGCAGTATTCATTGTTGTCTATTCTTGGGTTATAGTGAGAAACATAGGAAAGGCGATCAACAGGGCGGTATACAAACTATCATGGCTGTTTGTCGTACTTTCAATAGTAATATCAACGATTGTTAGCATTGTTTTTATCGGCAAGGCAAGAGCGGAACGTGACAGTTACAACAAGAAACTTGTTCACGCGACGCAGTTGCTTGATAGTTATAAGAATACGTACGGAGGGGGAGAGAACAAGTAATGGAAAACTGGAATCCAAACACATCAAGAAGGCCTGTACTTTCAGGAATACCGATTACCGTACCTGACCAGAAAACGGTTGACCGAATGACTTCTTTATACTATCTCATGATAGGCTCTCTCTACGATAACTCAGACGGCTATCAAAGACCTGTATGACGAACTATATCAGAGAAAGGATCTGTTCAAGTTCAAGCTTAAACTTAGAATCAAAGAAGCTTTCTCTCGTTCGAATCAGCTCATTATGACGTTTAAGAAATATACATCTGAAATATCACAATATGACCTCTGGCTCGATATAACGGACTGTATGGAAGATGAGCTTAAGAATGATGTGAGAAATCTGTATTATGTTACAGATAACATTCTTCTTAAGAACAACATCAAGGAACATAGATTACAGACGCTTGCTTGTATAGCTTACAATATGTCTATCATGCTTCATGACATGAGTCAGAGATACGACGATGTTATGAAGGATGCCGGAGTAGGAACGGCAAATATCAAGCCGAGCGAAATATTCCTTGGCCCAATGTACGGCATGTACACCTCTATGAAAGAGGTGGCGGCTATGATTATAACCGATAAGGATGCTGAATATTTTAAGGACGGGGATCAGATTTATACCGCACTCCAGGTTATAGCAATGAAGGTGTGCGACTTGGAGCGCATAGAGAAAGCTGCTGATGAAGGGCTGAAACTGAATGGAGTTGACTATAACGGAGAATTGCACAGAAATAACTCTTTCACTCCATGGACGGGAATACAGGTCAACTTTCTGGCAAGGAACTATGAAGATATGACGGACGAACAGCTTGCTAAGGCTCTCGGTCGTTCTGTCGGGTCAATTAAGGCAAAAATAAGACAACTTAAACTTAAAAGAAAGGAATAAAACATGAGTGGTGGCGCATTTGATTATGCTCAGTACAGAATCGCTGATATATACACGGAAATAGAGGATGAAATCTACGGACATCCTCTTGATGGCGAATGTGACGTGAATCTGTATATCGAAGATCATTGGTTAGAGGATCCTGAAAGAGAATACGTTCGTAAGCATCGTCATACAATACCTAACCGTAGCGGGTATTCTGAGAAAACTATTAAGGAATTCAAGAAAGGTATAGCTATATTAAAGAGGGCTGAGGTTTACGCACAGCGCATTGACTGGCTGCTTAGTGGTGATGATGGTGAGGATAACTTCCATGAGCGTTTGAAACACGACTTGGAAGAATTAAAACGCAAAGAACAATAGCTTATGGAAGATTTACCTGTAGGTTCTGAGATTACACTGAAGGTGGTCGAGAACGAGAAAGGAGAATGCAACGGATGCTTCTTCGATGAGATAAGTAGCAATATCTATGAGAATGTTTGCGGTGATTTTAATTGTAGCGCAAGCAATAGAAAAGACGGGAAGGATGTTCAATTCAAAAGAGTAAAGTAGTGTTTACTTGATTCTATTAACTTTGTTTTATTATGGAGAAAATAGTTTTGAAAGCAGGAGATCAATTCTATCAAAAATGGAGTGGACTTCAAAAACCAATGAAGTTTGATGTACTGTCTATACATGGTAACCTAATAGATATAGAATGCCACGCTCACAATGGTAAGCATTTTACGGAAACATGGACTTTAGAGAGTACCATAAAAGGAATTGAATTAGGTGTTTATATTTTAATTAAGTGATATGAAAGAGCTTATAGTTGGAGAAAGAGTAACTGTTACTCTTGAAGTTGTTGAAGAAAATGGTTGTGAAGGCTGTTTCTTTTATGGTAAATACCGTTGTTTAGCACCTTCAAAATCTAAATGTAGTAATGTTGTTCGTTCAGACGGCAAAGATATAGTCTTTAAAGAAGTTAAGGAGTAAGAATATGAGCTATAGTTCAAGAAACAATTGTAAGGAAAGACAGATAACACCTTGTGGAATTTGTCTTTTGATGTTCAAATGTCCATATGATGAAGGTAAGGATAAGTATAATAATCATCGTAAAAAGTAAAGCGTATGACACAGAAATATATTATTGGTGATATTGTTGAGTACGGCAACAAAGTAATGGTTGTCAAAGAGCCAAGAGACGGAAATCACTTTGACTTGTCTTGCCCTAAAGAAGGGTTGGTGTACTGTCTTATTGACGTTGAAGAGATAAAACCAATTCCTATTACCGTAGAGATTCTGAAAAAGAATGGGTGGAAGAAAGAAATGTATCATGATTGGTATTACATGGTATTAGAAAGAAATCTTTTGTATATAGTTGAAGGTGTAGGTATAGATGGTGCATGGTCGGTATGTGTTGGTCTAAACATGAGTGACATCGCTAGTGTTAGTTTTGTTCATCAACTACAGCACCTTCTCTTCGGTATAGGTATTAAACACGAAATGGAGGTGTAGGTATGGGTAAATATAGTTTGGATATAACGTCAAAGAATAAACCATTTATAAACATAGAAGTTGAAAACGATAGAGTTCTTCTTAGTGCTTACGAAGGTGGGAAGATAGCAAGAAAATTGTTCTTTATCAACAAAGAACAGTTAGAACTTCTCATAAATGGTTTAATGGCTGTAAACGTCCTTGTTCACGATGAGGTGGATTTAAGCCAGTTTATACATCAAGGGAAATAGTGATTAACCGCCTTCGGGCATAAATTTAAAGATATGACAGAAATAGAGTTATACAACGAATTACAGAATATAGAAGGTTGCTTGAAGATGGCAGATAAACAAATATCAGAGCTTCGCAAAAAGAAGGATGATATAATGGGTGACTTTCTAAGTTTGTTACCTTTACAGGAAGGTGATAAGGTGAAAGATAAAAATGGCAATATCTTTATCATAGGACGTCTAAAAGATGCCTTCACTCTTGGCAAGAATGAAATCAAGGTTCATTTTCTTATGCGAAAAATAAAGAAAAACGGAGAACCTTATCAATACGCAAACGAAGCTTGGGGAATTGATTATTTCTCACTTGAAAAAGTAGTAGAGTAATAACCATCCGCAAGGATATAATTAGATAGGATATGAGTGAAAAAGTAATCAAATCGTACAAGGCATTCGACAAGAATATGCAATGCCGTAATTTTCAGTACGAAGTTGGAAAAGAGTATGAAATGGACGGAGAAATCAAGTGTTGTAATCGAGGTTTTCATGCTTGTAAAAATCCATTAGAAGTGTGGAACTATTACGATATGCTTAATTCTCGCTTTGCGGAAGTAGAGCAGTCTGGCAAGATTGATGAAGAAGGAGATTCGACAAAGGTTTGTTCTTCGCATATCAAGATTAAGGCTGAGTTGAAGCTGGCAGACATCATTAAGGTTGGTGTCGAGTGGCTGAAAGATATTACCTCACCGTCAAAGTTTAAGACAGATGGTGCGTTGAATGATAACGGAGGCGACTCTGCTCAGATTGGCTCATCAGGCGACTATGCTAAGATTGGCTCATCAGGCGACTATGCTAAGATTGGCTCATCAGGCAACTCTGCTAAGATTGGCTCATCAGGCAACTCTGCTCAGATTGGCTCATCAGGCTACTCTGCTAAGATTGGCTCATCAGGCAACTATGCTCAGATTGGCTCATCAGGCTACTCTGCTAAGATTGGCTCATCAGGCGACTATGCTCAGATTGGCTCATCAGGCGACTCTGCTCAGATTGGCTCATCAGGCGACTATGCTCAGATTGGCTCATCAGGCGACTATGCTCAGATTGATAGCACTGGAGAAGATTCTGTTATAATGTGCGCTGGTAACAACTCTATAGCAAAAGCAAAAGCAGGTTCATGGATAACACTATCAGAATGGAAATGGAACAATGAGAAGAGTCGCTATATACCGACGTGCGTTAAAACAGAGTACGTTGATGGCGAAAACATCAAGGCTGATACTTGGTATCGACTTAAAAACGGAAAGTTTGTAGAGGTAGAAGATTATTAACCATCCTGCAAAGGATATAAATAGATAGTAATATGAAAAAGATTGTTTTGGCAGCCTTAGTCGTTGCAAGTTTGTTCGCTTCTTGCTCTAGCGAGAAGACTTTTAAAAAGAAAGATGGCTCTACGATTACAGCAAAGCCTTATGGCTGGGCTAGTAAGGAAAACAAAGTAGAAGGTGTTAACTACGAGTTGAATGCTCCAGATGTTGTAGCATCTATCATCTTCGCCCCATCTGTTATTGCTCCAGTTTTGCTGACAGCTTACGATGTATGGGAGCCAGTGTCGAGAAGGAGATAGAGAGTATCACCATCGGTAAGCCTAAAAAAGGCTTATGTCCCGACAAGTGGCTTGATACTGAGTTTTTCATCATTAAGTTTAAGTAATATGGAAAACAAAAGATGTTGCGGCAACTGTCATTGGTTTGACAACGAAGACGTTTACGGAGTAGGATGGTGCAGCAATAATGATCACGAATCATCTTGCGGCCAAGTGTGTAGTGAACATGAATTTTAAACTTTAAATATTAAAATGGAAAATAATAATTTAACATTAGACGAGTATCAGCAGTTAGCTATGGAGACTGCTATTTATCCTAACCCTATCATTTATCCTACATTGGGATTGACAGGTGAAGCTGGTGAAGTTTCCGATAAGGTTAAGAAAGTGTTGCGTGATAACGATTCTGTTTTTACAGATGAAAAGAAGTT